GATACCTTGATCACCTAAAAGACCTTGGACACCCTGATTACCTTGTGCTCCATATTCTCCACTAAATCCCTGAGTACCTTGAGTACCTTGAGTACCTTGATCACCTAAAAGACCTTGGACACCTTGAGTTCCTTGAGTTCCTTGAAGTCCTTGAAGTCCTTGAGTTCCTTGATCACCTTGAGATCCATATTCTCCACTAAATCCTTGAGTTCCCTGAGTTCCTTGGAAATTACTTAAAGGACCTTGTATTCCTTGTGTTCCTTGATCTCCTATAAATCCTTGAGTTCCCTGAGTTCCTTGACCACCAAAAACTCCCCGAATTCCCTGAACTCCCTGAAGACTATTAGCTTCTCTTGTTGCTTTAAGTGATGGAGAATATCCAATAGTTACTTTGTTAATTTCTTGGTGTGACGAAGTTGTCGCAACAGAAATTTGTGCGGATGATCCAACAACAATATTATAACCAGTACTTCCAAGAGAAACTGAAGGCATTATAGGGATTCTGTGGGATTTACTATCACCATACCATCCACAACTTTTGTTTTTTTGCCGATGGAAGAAATGACAATTACATCATAATAATATCTTCCAGGACTCAGACTAGAGGTAATTGTATTTGCAAGAGAGACAACTACCTGTCCAGCAGCAGAAACAATTCCTACATTAAAAGATGTAGAAGAAATTGATTCTGGGTGTTTTTTAATCTTTGATACTCCACTATGGCCAGTCAAATCCAAAGGAGATCCGTCAGGGTTATTGACAGTAAAAACTTCTTGATAATCTGTACCCTTCTCTATGACAATATTGACTGACGGAACTGCCATTTCCTTAAATTATTCTTTTAGTTATTTATTTAATAATAAAAAAGAATTATTTAATACTTTTAAGAATCAACTCAATCCTGAACCAGAAATCACAAACGTAGTTGTTATTCCAGAAACACAAAGTATGTTACATACTCCATATTGAGCAAGTGTTCTATTTCCACTAGATGCTGTTCCAGCAAGACGAAGTATTACATTTGTTCCTTGAGTGATTGTTTGATTGGAACTAGAATTATTAAAAATTGCAACGGTGTCTCCAGTAGAGAATACACCTGCAGGCACAGTAACTCCTCCAGTAGTAATCGAAATATGTTTTCCAGAATCAGAAACATCTAAGATATAAGCAGAAGTTTTTGGATTCTGAGGAATAGTCTTAGAATATGTAGAGCTGGTTGCATTTCCATCAAACGTAGTTGCAGTTAATGTATTACTAACTCCATTATAAGTTAATCCACTATCAATAAATACATTTTGCGCACCTGTAGATTGATTCGCTACGAGAACTACAGAATTTGTTGTATCAGCGGATGTTGTTGCAGAAATATTAACATTAGTTGCATTTGTTGCAGTACCAAAAAATGAATTGGCAGTCACAATACCAGCAACATTTATACCCGAAGAGCTAATTGTTACCCCAGATCCAACAATTACTGATGTAGCAGTTACTTTTCCTGTTATAGATACGCCATCAATAAGAGTGGAAAGTTTTTCAGAATTATCATAGTATAACTTTACATCTCCACCATATGTTGCAGTAATGGCATTTTTTTGAGAAGTTCCATCACTATTCAACAATCTAATATAAGTTGTATAATTCGTTGCACCAGAATTGGTATATAAATCAATATACTTATCACTTGGAGTTATAAATCCCAATCTTCCACTCAACTCAATAGTTCCATTTGTAGTTGAAGTTCTTAAAGGATCTTCAATAACTTTTAGATCTCCATATGCAGTTAATATTCCTGCAGTACCATTTTCAAGTTTAAATGTATAATCAGTAGTGCTTGTTCCTACATTATGAAAATCAACAACTTTTCCAAGCTCTACAACACCAGAGGCAGAAATAGTAGGAACCACTGTCCATCTATTACCAGAAGATCCAGTAAGAGTGTGATTATTTAATATTTGAGCCGTGCTAAGTCCAGTAAAGGTAAGAGTAGAAATGCCAGTTGAAGAATTAAATTGAGAGGCAATAGTAATATTATTTCCCTTAAAATTAATTGCACTAGAGAATCCAACATATCCACCTTCAGTACCAACTCCAACTCCAAGCAAATCTTCAATTGATCCTATTTTACCAAAAATCTTCCATTCATTATTTCTTGTATAAACCCATCCGAAATAATCAGTGCTACTTGGATTAGAATTGTACTGAACATCTCCAGGATTTCCTGCAATAGTTGGTTCAGTTTCGCCAGAAGTATATTTTCTGGAAACAGCGTTTTCTCCTTGTATAAACAAAGAATTAACTTCAAATCCTTTCGGCGATAATGAAGTGACTTTTTCATTGAATACTACAGGACCTTTAAATTCAGAAATTACATTGCCATCAGGTCCACCATCAACACTTATTGATCTTGTAAAATTACCTTCCACAGAATTTATAAGATTTATGTTAGGGATATTTCCAATATCTTCGCCAGTAACCGTAGGAATTGGAGTATCGAATATTTCCTCTACTCCACTTAGAATACTTGTTTTTTTATTTCCAGTATATGATGTTCCTTTATCATTCATACCACTATAGAAAGTGGCACCACCTTCTCTTCTAGTGGATTGAGATAGTATTTCTTCAGTGCCAGTAATTTGTCTGTTTTGTTTGTCAGGGAAAGATGTAGAATAATTTCCAGGACCAAATCCAACATACTCAAAAGTATGTCCAGAAGCACGAAGAATAGAGTGTCTTCGCATCTCAACTGGTTTAATTAGAATTTGTCTCAGTATAGATCCACTTGCGTGAATTGATGCTCTACTTCCCAAAACACCACGTTGAATATCAATACTGCTTAGATATGGAGGAGTTCCAGTAAAAGTTATTTTTCTAACTTGAATTATTTCATCATCAACCTGGAAATAATCGCCAACATTAATATCCAAATTTCCAATACTAGTAATAGAACTAAAATTAGTAGTTGTACTTGAGGAAAGTTGAGCAGAAAGTGTAGCGGTAATTCCAAAAGAAATTGGAACCATTCTTCCACTTAAGTTTTCATAGTTAGAAGTAATTTCACCGTCATTTGAAGTTACTCCTAACGGATATGCATAAATTGTTCCCGAAACTGCAGGAACGTTTGTACTCACACCAACATTAAGAATAAAACTTGTAGATGCAACTTTTTCTTTTACTATAAAATCTCCATTATAAAAACTATTGGATGCTCCAACAATTTTTACTTTATTATTCGCATAAAAATCATGATTGCTAGAAGTAGTAACTGTTGCCAATCCAGTAACATTGTTATAAGCAATACTTGACACAGAAAGAGACTTTCCACAATCATAAACATAAGCATCATTAGTAACTATTGATCCTATTCCAGATGTACTATGATTAGAAACTGAATCAAAAGAAATTGCAGTAAATCTATTTCTAGATCCAACAGTAACGTTAGAAATTCTATATAAAGTATTATATCCCTTTGTTCTTTCTGAAGTGACGCCAGAAATTCTAACTACATCGCCTACATTGTTAGAAATTGCAGCAACTCTTAGTACAACAGGAACGTGTCCGGTAGTTGTTGCTATTCCTACTACAGAGAAAGTATTTCCAATACCATAAGCACTTCCCCCATCCATTATCTTAAACTGGGTTACATTTCCACTACTATTAGTAACAACTTTTAATGTTGCTCCACTTCCGATAGTAGATCCAGCAACCCCAACTAACGTTGCATTATAAAAAGTTCCTTCAGTATAATTAACTCCTTTTTGACTACTATTAACATATTCTAATTTTGTAATTCTACCAAGACCATGATCAACTGAAGTATAAATTTCGTGAGTTGTAGCATTGCTCGAAACTATATTTGTAATTCCTATTCCAGAACCATTATCTAACAATATTTTAGAAACTGTTTCTTTAGTAATGCTACTTTGAACATCATCAACAACAACTTCTCCTATTGGAGACGATACTGCAAAGCATTTCGTCTCGTTTGGATCAGAAATTGGATAATCTCTATTTGTTTGAGGATAAAGTTCTTTGACTGGTTGCGAGAACTTCTCTCCCGTAAATGGATTATCTACAGGACTGTTTGAAGAATTTAAAACAGTTAAGTAATAAATTCCATCTTGCTTATTTTCAATATATTTTTGATATTCTTCAACTCTATAAACATAATAAACATTATTATATTTTTTCCTCTTAAAATATGGCAGTGAAGTAGTTCTGCTTTGAATGTTATTAGTAAAAGTACCTGGATTGGAAGATACATTCACTGAAAAATGCTTAGAACTACTAATACCAACAATATTGAAAGTTCCATTATATCCAGCATTTTTTTGTCCAGAGGTATTATTTGTGCTGGTTATGTTTAATATTTCAATTTGATCCCCAATTCTTAAATTATGAGGAAGTTCTGTAGTAATACTTGCAATATTAGAAGACCAAGTTGCATTTGAAACAATTCTAAAATTTCTTAATTCGTTGCGATTTGAAATTGATGTAGATCCAGTGTGATCAAAATACTTTGTTATCTCAGTATTATTTTTACCAATAGTGCTATTAGATTCTTGGACAATATATCCTTCGCTAGGTGGTTTTGCGTAAGATCCACCCAAATCTTTTGGTATTACATATCTTAGTCTATAGATAGTATCTATAGAATTTCTATCATCACCTTTACGTTTAATGTATGTTCTAGAAGTTGAAGGTATAGTAAGAGCACTTATGGTAGTGTAAATATCATTCGGTCCTTCTACACTAATATACCACTGCTTATTAGAATCATCCCATTGAATTGGATGACCAATATCATTAGAATTTTTATCAGATACTCTACTTACAATTTCTAATTCACCACCTCTATTATTAATTGTTATTGCATTACCTACAGTAGCATCACTCTGTGTTTTTGCTAATTTGATAGTATTAGATGAAGCATTAATTATATAATAAACAGTATTTGGAATGAGTCCATCAGGAAGATGTCCAGTATTACTTAAAACTCTTACAGTTTCTCCAGTAGAAAAAGAATGAGTAGCAGTAAGAGTTAAAGTATTACTTGAAATAGAATTAGTTCCAGAACTTCTAGCAACATATGACACTTTTTCATATGAATTTGATGTTCCAGGAATTGTTATTGTTGCACTTTTTTCAACTCCACTAATAACAACGTTCAATTTATCAATTGGTTTTGCACCAATTCTATATCCCTGAAGTACGTTGTCGGGAGGAATATCTTTATTCGTCTGACTATACAGATATAATCTAGCATTATTTGCTACTGATTTTGTTCTTGATATATCAATAGCATAAAATTCAACTGCATTTTCTTTTGTTGTTATTTCCTTTGGTGGTATAATGTGAGTGATATATCCACAATCATCTTGAGAAAACGCATTAGATCTAAATCCAGATGCAATTAATGCCTTTGCCCCAAAGTTAGAGTTTGAGTTTGTAATAGATTGATCGCCACCGCTTTCTACTACAAATTGTTCTGCATATCCAATAGCAAATATAGAAACGTTTTGTATAAACGCATCATTTATACATTTAATGTGGAAATTTCTATAACTTGGTTTAAATATTGCTCTAGAGTTTGTACTAATATTCTCATTGCCTGCCGTTTCATTTCCAACATATGTTCCAGAGTCTTCACTATAAACTACAAAAGCATTATCATCTTTCTGCAATCCAATCCCAGTGAATTGGGCAACAACCATAGACTTAAATCCAAGAGCCTTACTTCCATCAGCAAGAAGTCCGCACATTCCATAAACAGATCTCAAAGAACAATTGAAAATATATGGAGATGCAGAATTTACCGTATCTGAAGTAAGAGTTATTGTAGAAGATCCATTAACAGTTGGTGCTGGTGATGGAGTTGATGAAGTTTTATATTTGAATTGAGTGCTACTTAATTTTTCAAAAACAACATAATTTCCATTACAAACTGTAGGGGTTACTCCCGAAACACGTATGGGAGTATCTACTTCCAATCCAATGATTTCGGACGAAAGTGTAACAGTAATTGTATTTCCAGATGCAGAAATGCTGGATATTACTGAACTTTCTCCAGTAGAACCAACAATTCTATATTCATCTACTTTTGGTTCAATATCCAAAGAAGCACTTGGATAATCATTTAATATTTCTCTACCTGAAGATGGACCATACCCAAGACCTATTTTTTCATAATATATTTCAAGGTCTGTTCTTCCATAAGAAAGAACGTTATTAACGCCATCAGCATACTCAAAAACAGTAAGTTTATGGTGCGAAAAATTAGGAGTAGATGTAGTGCTACTATAATCAATATAGCAAAAATCATTCTGATCTGCATCAAAAACTGAAAATTGCCAAAAATAGCATCCACCAGTTACTCTAAAAATACAAGACCTATCAACATTATCATTTAAAGGATTTGGAATATATTTTGGTCTTATTTTAGTTTTTCTAAGATCCAAACCTACAATAGATGTTCCACGAGGTACAATTACCCCACCATAAACACTATTAAATTTATAAAGTTCATTTATTGGGTCATTTAAATCAAAATTAGATTCTAAGGTGAATTCAGATACAGATGATACTCCCGGCACTACTCCAGGTCTATTATCTATAATGTGATCTCCTGGATATAATAAAATAGTAGTTCTAGCAAACTTATCATTATTCAATCCACTTTGATAAGAAAATCTTGATGCTTCAATCAGAGCTCTTTGAATGGTTTTAAAAGGTCTGGTTAAAGAATTTCCTTGATTTTCAATACTATCTGTAGAATCTAAACTATTAGGATCTACATATATGATTGTTCCACGAACTGACTTGATAAAATTTTCTAATCTAGAAAGACCCATTTTATTATACTTATAGTTCCGTTATAGATTATTTATCATACAAAAAAACCTCCGGAGGGAGGTTTCGAGTTATAATTTTTTAAGTTTAATTTTCTTCAGATTCAGGAGATTCTGAATTATTATCTTCGGGTTCAACAAATACTGTGTTCATCAATTGAGTAGTATTTTCTATTACTTTATCTATTCTCAATATACTATCTTTAATTTCATTTAATTTTAAGGTTAATTCTTCTTTCCGATTTAAAAGACTATTAATCTGATTTTGCAATTCTTCACCCATGACTTATAAAACTAAGCGATTACAATTAGTATATATTAAAGTTAAGTTTTACTCAGATTGCTTACATTTCATCATATACTCTACTGTATTTGCCACATCACCCATAGCATCACGAAGAAATGGTTGCTGTCCTGATTCTTGTTTGATGATTGGTCTCGAATCGTCAGTGAGTGTCCATCTCCACTGTTTCATAGATTCGCAGTACCATAAGGATATTTTCATTTATAGTTTTATAAGAACTAAAGCCCCCGACTGGATTTGAACCAGCGACCAACGGTTTACAAAACCGTTGCTCTACCACTGAGCTACAAGGGCATTAATCAGCAGGCAACATTTCTGGATTTTCCAGTTCCAACTCATATAAAAGAGGATGACATTCTTCAAGCATTAAGTAATATGATGCCTGATAAAGATCTTCTGGTTCAAATCGTCTTTCGTTGTCTGCCAATTTAATCAATTCCAAGTCGAACAAAGATTCTTTTGGAAGATCGTCAAAGGTAAAAGGAATTTGATTTATGAAATACAAAAGAACAATTTCAGTTCCTCGATTATACCAAACATATTTGGCATCTATTCTGTATTTCATAGAATAGTCCTTTACTTTTGACTATTTAGAGGATAAACCTCATAGGAACGGGGAGAGTTGAACTCCCACGGGCATAATGCCCAACTGATTTTAAGTCAGGTGTGTCTACCGATTCCACCACGCTCCCAAGGTGGTTCTGGAGAGAATTGAACTCTCTTCTTACACTTATAAGGTGTAGGATTTAACCAATAAGCAACAGAACCATTTATAAGACAATCATAAGGCAAGAACCTTAGATTGTCAAGTGCCCCCAGTCGGACTCGAACCGACAAGCCGAAGCGGTTGATTTTGAATCAACTGCGTTTACCAATTTCGCCACAGGGGCAGAAAAACCAAGTTTTCAAGGTTTGTAAGTATTTGGATTATACTTCAAGTACTCGAAGAATGTCAAGCGCATTTCTTTTTCACTCATTCCACAATGTTTTGCTGCAGTTGGTAAATTCCACTTTGCACAAAACAAATTCTCATTTGCTTCCTTCACATTTTCTGGTGTTGTTTTCACTGATTCTTCCTTCAGTGCTTTATAATTAATGCGATAAGGATTCATTTGAAAAAGTAATAAGGTAAAAATTTTGCTGGAATTTTTTTCGACCAAAAATGGATTTAAAGGTCAATTTTGGTTTTAGAGTGGATTTGCATAACAAAGAGTGTCTTCATCAAGAACCCCACGAACAAATTCTAGCACATTCATAAACTCATCTACAGTATCGCAGGTCACTTGCTTTTCTGTCCCTTCACTGGAATACAAATACACAGTTCGCTTGATTGGATCAACAACGCATCGTGTGAGGTACTCGTCTTGCATTCGGATCTCTTTTGATTACTGATGTATCATAACAGATCTAAAAATTCTTGTCAAGCATCAATAATCAAAACATTCACCCTACTAGTTGCGTTATTAAATTACTCACCAAAACATCTTGATTCGTAGTATATTCAATAAAATTATCTGTTAATCTACTTGTTATTCTAACCTTTGGTGCAGAAAAATGAGATCCGTCAGCAGAATTTTGAAACGTCATTTTTATATCTGGAAAAGAATTTAAGAATCCATCTAATATTTGTTTTTCATACCATATTCTTATATTTGCGCCACCACCTTGTCGCGCAGATCCTGGGGGAGCGCCAGCCCCCCCTTCGCCTCCAATTGTTCCATTACCATAGGCATAGATTTGCCCAGGAGCTACGGTTGTAAGAAAAAAGGTAATGTTACTATTCGCGCTAGCACCGATTCCAGGCTCTGCCGTTGGATTAGCCAAATTATATCCACCTTTTCCACCGGTTCCGCTACCCAAACTAGCATTAGAAGCATAAAAGTATGGGGTATTTCCATTTATGGTTATATTACTGTTAGTAAAACTATATTGATATATTCCCAAACCTCCACCACCAACAACAGCTAACCAAATATTATTGATACCAATTCCAGCAGCAGCACCACCAGTATCTGGAGTAGAAGAAGTAGTGGTACTTGCACCTCCATCGTAAGTATCAAACTGTGTAGTATTACGGGTTCCACCAGCGTAATATATTGGTCTTATTTGTAAAGTATATGAAGAAGGGATTTTCATAGAAAGTCTTGTATATCCTCCACCACCATTAACAACAGTTGCAGAAGCACCACCATTACTACCTGTATACTGTTGATTTGTAAACCCTCTTCCCCATATTTCTACAGTAAAATCTTCTGCACCAAAGTATTTTCTAAGTTCCGATGCAGGAACTTTGTAATTAGTCGAATCTCTACTTACTAAAAATAAATCAGTATCTTGAACAGTCATTAAATTTTGAGCCTCTATTTTATAGTTTGTACTATTTCTACTGACCAAAAAAAGATCATTATTTTGTATTGGCATATTTATGGCAACAAAGGAAGACTAGAAATATCTAGATTAGAAATACCCGTTCCAGTAATTGTAATTGTTTTATTTGAACTTTGATTTGCACTAAAAGTAGGATTGAGACTTAATGTAATTCCAGTACCAGCAGATAAAGTTAATAATCCATCATTTGGAATTCCCACCTCTCCTTGAGGACCACGAAGACCTTGAACACCTTGAGTTCCCTGGTTTCCTATACCAGCAAAAAGTCCAGAAATTCCCTGTGTTCCTTGAGGACCCCGAGTACCCTGAATACCTTGAGTACCTTGATTACCTTGAATACCACCACCACCTGGAGTACCTTGAGTACCTTGAATTCCTTGAATACCTTGGAAATTGCTAAGACTTCCTTGAAGTCCTTGAAGACCTTGAGTACCCTGAATACCTTGAGTACCTTGATTACCTTGAATACCACTACCACCTGGAGTACCTTGAGTACCTTGAATTCCTTGAATACCTTGAGTACCTTGAAAATTACTTAGAAATCCCTGAAGTCCTTGTGTTCCTTGAAAACCTTGAAGACCTTGAGTACCTTGAAGACCTTGATTACCTTGAATACCACTACCACCTGGAGTTCCTTGAGTACCTTGAATTCCTTGAATACCTTGAGTACCTTGATTACCTTGAATACCACCACCACCTTGAGTTCCTTGAAGACCTTGAATTCCTTGTCTTCCTTGAGTTCCCTGGAAATTACTTAAAGAACCCTGAATACCTTGACGACCTTGATGACCTTGAAGACCTTGAAGACCTTGAGTGCCTTGATTTCCCTGAATACCACCACCACCTTGAGTGCCTTGAAGACCTTGAGTGCCTTGAAGACCTTGAGTTCCCTGGAAATTACTTAAAGAACCCTGAAGTCCTTGAATACCTTGACGACCTTGAAGACCTTGAAGACCTTGAGTTCCTTGATTTCCCTGAATACCACCAGAACCTTGAGTTCCTTGAAGACCTTGAAGACCTTGAAGACCTTGAGTGCCTTGATTTCCCTGAATACCACCAGAACCTTGAATACCTTGAAGTCCCTGAATACCTTGAAGACCTTGAGTGCCTTGAAAATTACTTAAAGAACCCTGAAGACCTTGAGTACCTTGAATTCCCTGAAGTCCTTGAATACCTTGAGTTCCTTGAGTACCTTGAAAACTTTCTCCCTGAAGTCCTTGAGTTCCCTGAAGACCCTGAATACCTTGAAGACCTTGAGTGCCTTGAAAATTACTTAAAGAACCCTGAAGACCTTGAAGACCTTGAGTTCCCTGAAGTCCCTGAAGACCTTGAGTTCCTTGAGTACCTTGAAGTCCTTGAAGACCTTGAGTGCCTTGAGTGCCTTGAGTGCCTTGAATACCGTCATCACCCTTTATTCCACCAGACCCCTGGACTCCTTGAAGACCTTGAAGTCCTTGAATTCCTTGTCTTCCTTGAGTACCTTGAAGACCTTGAAGACCTTGAGTTCCTTGATTTCCCTGAATACCACCAGAACCTTGAGTTCCTTGAAGACCTTGAGTGCCTTGAGTGCCTTGAGTGCCTTGCATAGTTCCGGCTGGACCTTGAAGACCTTGAAGACCTTGAAGACCTTGAATGCCTTGAGTGCCTTGAGTGCCTTGCATAGTTCCGGCTGGACCTTGAAGACCTTGAAGACCTTGAGTGCCTTGAGTGCCTTGATTTCCCTGAATACCACCAGAACCTTGAAGACCTTGAAGACCTTGAGTGCCTTGAGTACCTTGATTTCCCTGAATACCACCAGAACCTTGAGTTCCTTGAAGACCTTGAAGACCTTGAGTTCCTTGATTTCCCTGAATACCACCAGAACCTTGAAGACCTTGAAGACCTTGAGTTCCTTGAGTGCCTTGAATACCTCCAGTACCTTGAGTGCCTTGAAGACCTTGAAGACCTTGAGTACCTTGAGTACCTTGCATAGTTCCAGCTGGACCCTGAACACCTTGAGTGCCCTGAAGACCCTGAAGTCCCTGAGTGCCTTGAAGTCCTTGAGTACCTTGGGTACCTTGATTACTTAAACCTTGAAGACCTTGAAGACCTTGGGCACCCTGAATACCAGTTTCTCCACCAGAACCTTGAAGTCCTTGAATTCCTTGTCTTCCTTGAGTACCTTGAGTACCTTGAGTACCTTGAGTACCTTGAGTTCCTTGAGTTCCTTGATTACTCAGACCCTGAACCCCTTGAAGACCTTGAATTCCTTGAAGACCTTGAGTGCCTTGATTTCCCTGAATACCACCAGAACCTTGAAGACCTTGAAGACCTTGAGTTCCCTGAAGTCCCTGAATACCTTGAGTGCCTTGAGTACCTTGGGTACCTTGGGTACCTTGGAACATCAGCTCATATGGTGCTGACCACATAACACCATCGCCAGAAGACGTTAAAATAGACCCAGGATTGCCAGAACTATTTTCAAAATCAAATAAACGAGAACGAAGTCTAAGTTCATCATTTACATCCAATCCAACATCAGGTAAAGTAGTAGCAATACCAACTCTAGAATTTACATAATCATATTGAATGTAAGAAGTGGCATAAAAATCTTTATCATTTCTATTATTAAGTCTAGTGTATATAAAATTTCCAGGGTCCCCTGGCGCAAATACGGTAATCGTGGAAATAGTTCCAGTAGAATCAATAGTTGCATTTACAGAGTTGCCTCTAAAATTCAATTTAGATACGCTATTAATTCCTGCAATTAAAGCAACATCCTCATCAAAAATAGTAAGCCCATTCAAATAGGTTTGGGGAGCTTCTGGAATCCAGTACCTATCATATAAATTATCAGAATCTAGAGTTACAAGTTTATAATAAGTTCCCGCAATACCAATTGTACTTTTTTCTCCAGGATATCCTAAATTAGGTTCTGCTTCATCTGGATATAGATAAAGATGCCTATCTGTACTTAATCCAGAAAATGGTTTTACCTTATTTCTACCACTTAAATATCTTTTAGTCATATAAATTACGTCGTGCTATTTTCAAGAATGCTGCAAATAAATTCCATTTGAAGAGGTCCAACCAATCCACCACTAACATAATGATGAGTAATACCAATTGCTACACCAGAATTAGTCACAAAAGTTTTAGATGTTCCAACACTGCCAATAATGGAATCAACAGTAAAAGATTGTTGAGGTGATGGGTATATTGTAGTAGTAATACCAAATGACCCAGTACAAGTAAAAGCTAATCCACTCATAGTTATTTCATCACCGACATTAAAATTATGTGGATTGAATGTTGTTATAGTCGTTATTCCCGTAGTATTATCATATCGACAACTAGAAATAGATACAATTCCAGACTGAGTTCCTTCAATTAAAATAGAATCAATAAGTGTAGCATTTCTCTCTAAAATTAATCTTCCATCAATAATGATTAATGAATCGCTAGGAGGAATTTCTGCATTTTTAATAATTCTAGTGTCTCTAATATTTCCAAATGTTCTAGATCCTGTACTTTTTCTTCTATGCGTAAAAGTAACTGTTGGATATGTTCCTATCCCCACATTAGATACTTGCGCATAAAGAACAATCGCAGATACTCCCGTTGGGGTAGTGTAAATAAGTTGCTCTCCTGGAGCAACAGGAACTGCAATTGTTAAAAATTTATTAAGTGGTGCTATTGCCATTTTTTATCTCAATGCCAGTATGAGTGGAGTTACTTCCGCCTGTATTGCTTTACTAAAATCTCTTCCTCTAATCGTCGCTGTTGGCTGATTAATTTGGAATCCTTCACCAATATCAAAATTTCCTTTTTGATCAGTACTTGTAAATGGAATTTGTGCTCCATCTAAAGCAACAACTTCATTCTCTTTTATAGGAACTGCCCCAACAAAGGGTGTTGCCTTATTTATATCTGTTCCACATCCAATGTATTCAAAGGAATGAGAACTGGTCAAAATACGACTGATTCTTTTGAAAGAAACATCTTCATCTCCAAATAACTCATAAGGAATGAATTGATTAAATGTTACAGTAGTAACTGAACCAATACCAACCGAAACTGGATCAGTAGCAGAATCAACAGTGTAATAAATTGGACGAGTAATAACTGTCGCCGCGACACCAGTATTTCCCGTATCTGGAATAAAAACTTCAAGATTTTGAGTTGGTAAATAATTTCTTCCACTATTCACAACATCAATAGCAACTATTGATCCAGTAACAGGATCAACAGTTGGACTCAACTCAGCAATAATTCCTTGAGGACCTTTCGGTGATTGAGAAAGATCATCAGCATCACGAATTAAAACTGTTGGGGGAGCAGCAGCACTGAATCCAGATCCACCATTAAGAACTTTAATTTCTTGTACATCTTTCATTGGTTGATCTAATATATTAGGAACACTTTTATTTGGAACTACTGTGTCTGGATATTTGCTCAGATCAATTTCAAAGAATAATGCCTGCCCATCAAATGGTTTTCTATATCGTCCAAGTTCATCTTTAACATCAAAGAAAGTTACTTTATCACTTCCAGCATTAACTCCATTTTGAGATCTAGTAGGTGGATCTTGGAAATTTTGAGGAGAATTATATACTTTCCCAAAAAATTCAGTTCTTCCAAGTCCGACTGCAACCAATCCAAAATTACCAAAAGAAGAATTGGAGTTTGTAAGGTCACAAGAACCACCACTATCTACATAAATTCCAATATGAGAATTAATTGTAAAAATAGAAACTAATTGAGCATACCCATTATTTGTAATTGATACACCAATTCCATTTTCATTATATTGAGTAAATGAATCACAAACCATACATTTAAGATCATTTGAAAGATTACTTGGATCTAGCGTTGTAGAATGATCGCCATCTATTTTCATTCCAATACTTCCGCCCATAAAATTAGTACAGTTTCTAATATAGGGTGATCTCCATCTTCCGGTAGGACCTTCATTAGCTGGACCAGGATCTAAATATCCACTCCTTGCTCCACCAATACCTATAGGAGGAGGGAATGCTACTGCTGCTCCTTTTTTAAATGAAATCGGAACCACAGTTTCTCCAGCATAAAAAGGTACTTTACCAAAAGCAAAACTCAAGTTCTCAATCAAACATCCTCTTCTAACATAAAAAACATCATCATCATATTGAGGACAAACAGTAACTAATCTCAAGTCTTGACCACTAACTGAAACATCAGTTCTTAAACCTATTGGATTTTCTTCAATATAAAATCCAGAACGAACCATAATAGTATCACCGGGTTGTGCAATTGCAGCAGCAGCACCAATTGTTAATTTTGCAGATCCCTCTGTTCTTCCATTATTATCATCATTTCCATACTTAGACACGTAAATAAGATTCTTAGAATCTGCTCCAGCAGGTGCCCAAATAATTTTTCCATCAGGGTAAGTTCTATTTGGAGATGCTGAAGGTCCATTACGTATAATTGTTGTTACAATCCCTGCACAAACCGCTATTGCAGAAGCAACATTTACACATCCATTTAAATTCGAATTAGATCCAACAGAAAGATCATCTTGAATTGTAAAATCTTTTATTTGAAATATACTAGATCCAATACTCTGATATGATTTTGGTGGATCTACATTATTAATTACATATCTTGCAAGTTGAGACGCTGTAGTGATAGCAACTATTGTCGCATCTTTTACAGAATATCCATTAGTATCAGTTCCACCAATATGAACTAAAGTATTTCCACTATAATAAGAAAGTCCAGCTCCTACTGATTGGGAATTCCCTCCGCGAGTAATATCATAAGTAATTGCTTTTAATATACTCTTAATATCATCTTTACAATTTACGGGATCAGTAGCAATACCAGAGGAATTGACAACTGTAAATGGAGGATTTTTATAATCAGTGCTAGTTAAAAATCCAATAGATTCATTTGCAATAAAATCTAAATTAATTCTAATTAAATTTGCTGCATCAAAAAATCTTCCCGCAATAATATTTCCGCCAGTATCAACCCCAACTGTAGTTAAAACATTCCTAGGAACTTGATATTGCTCTGACCTAAATCCTACATTTTCATTTGAATCATAAATCGCACCCTGATTAAAAAATACATCTTTATTATTAAATTCAATATCTCTTCTCGGAGAAGTAGTACCAAATCCAACAGATCCTATTGCAGTAGTTGTTATTACAGTGCCTGCTACTCCAACTTTTAAAGTAGAATTTACAGTAGCATCTTTACCTACATTTAAATTTTTCTCAATTCCAACTCCACCCTCAACAATTAATGCCCCAGTATCTTTGCTTGTAGATTCTTGGACACTACCAACAGTAATATATCCACCTGCATTAATATTTTCTCCAACACCAAGACCACCAGTTATAACAACAGCACCAGAATCCTTATCATTAGAAGAATTTCCAGAAAGAACATCAACTGTTCCTATGATTTCTGCATCTCCAGAAAGATAAAAATCATTTCCTACATTTAAATTCTCCTCTATTCCAACACCACCCTCAACAACAAGAGCACCAGAATCTTTATCAACAGAAGAATAAGTTCCACTTATAAAAACAGAACTTCCTACACTTAAACTCTTTTTAATTCCAACTCCACCTTCAACTACAAGAGCACCAGTACCTATACCTGAAGAATCAGTAGAACTTCCTATAGAAACAGAACTACCAATACTTAAACTCTTTTTAATTCCAACTCCACCTTCAACTACAAGAGCACCAGTATCTTTACTTATAGAATCAGTAGAACTTCCTATAGAGACTGAACTACCAATACTTAAACTCTTTTTAATTCCAACTCCACCTTCAACTACAAGAGCACCAGTACCTATACCTGAAGAATCTTCTGTAGAACGTACAATTAAATAATCTCCAACATCAACATAAGAATCAACTTCTAATTGAAGTTGAATATATGCATCACCAGTAACATCCAAAGAAGCATCAATTGTAGTATCATCAAAAATATCTGCTGTTCCAACAACAATAAGATTTCCTCCTACATTAAGATTTTTACCAATCCCAACACCACCATTTACAACTAAAGCGCCAGAAGAAAAATTAATAGACTGCTGTGTACTAGTAAATCTTACAATATCAGTAACTCTAAGGTCACCAGAAACGTCAAGATAATATTCGGGAACATAGTTATTAATACCGACTTTACTATTCCTATAAACATCTGAACTAACAGCATTACTAGCAGTATCTGAAGATGTTAATGTCCATCTATCAGATACAGTAATATTTGCAAATTTACTACTAATACCACTGATTTCAGCTTTTACCAAATTATTAGGATCACTACCATCAAAGAAATTTAAATTAGCAACAATTCCTTTGAATAAATTCTCATCCCAAACACCTATAGTTTGCAGAGGTGTTCCTAAACCAGAAATATCTCTCCAAAATACTGAAGTTCCATCAGTTAAAAGTATTTCTCCAAGTACCCCACTATAATCTGTTTTATCATAAATTGGACCTTGTAAAAATAAATTATTATTTACTAATATATTATCCTGTTGAAGATTTGCAAATGGTTCTGGAATAGAGTATGCAGGATAAGTACCAAACCCAAGAGTCGTCGATATGGAAACATTATTTAAAGACTCTTGATTAATAACTAAACTTCCATTCTGGATTGATATTACTTTTGTTCCTGGTTGGATTATTTCACTAATTTCCCGTATATAATGATCTGTAGTAATACCAGAAGTCGATATACCAACAATCAAAGTTGTAGAAATTCCTACTGTCCCACCCACAGAAACAGCAAGAGAAAATCCAGCATCATCAAAAATATTTACAGCACTTGAATCATATTCTTTACTAGTATCAACTGTATATTTTCTAGAGTAGTAAAAAGTTTGACTGGTACGTGGCATGAGGATACTAGAAAAAAAATTAAGGTCTTACATCATAATTCCAACCAACAATAGAGTACTCATCATTATTGCCAGGATAGTCTGCAGGACTATTTCCTTCGTACTCTACTATTAAATTTTCCCCATCAATTCTATTAGCATACACTATATAGTAGCAATCTATAGAAGAGCTTGACCCAGATTTAATAATAATTTTAGTCCCCCACTCAATCTTTTCAATTATAAGATCTTGTTGAGATCCTATTTGTGTCAAATTAACAGTGATGCTTTCTGGATCAACAAATCCTCTCCAATACTCTGGAAGTTCAATTACATTTGAATCAGTAAGTCTTCCTCTGAAATAAACGGCATTTTCAGGACCCTCTATGCAAGTATGCCTGAGTCTCCATCCCTGTTTATTTGGATGCGGAATATCAAAATTCTTTTTAGCAGAAAGTCTATGCCCACCACCATTAGAAAAAACTTCACCACTAAAAGTTGTTCTATTTGCATTAACAAAAAAAGACGGGATATTTCCCCTACTTCTTTCTAAAGTAAGAGTTGATGTGCTTGTCCCATTCAAGTGCATATAAGTATAGTCTGCAGGAGACTCCGACTTATTCACCAGACAAACAGAAACATCACTTAGATTAAAAGGAGATCCATCATAACTACTAACATCAAAATCATCATTATCTCTATATTCAAATGGAGTTCCTGGTCCAGTAAAAGTACCGTACTTTTCAAACGTAAAAGCCATTATTCATCAATCTCCGTTATTAACTTTTCGACATCATTTCTTGTACCAAATATATGATAAAAGCAACTTATTGGCATAGATTCTTTTTCTTGTAAGTATATTTTATTATTTTCTATCTTAGATACAAAAATATCTTGGGAATTTCCTAGTGGAGTAATAGAAATTGATATTGAAGATTCATCAACCAACTTAGTCCAGTATTCTGGCAATTCAATTACAGATTCATCAACCAATTTCCCACGAACATAAACTCCATTTTCAGGTCCCTCTAAACAAGTATGAACTAATTTTTTCCCTTCTTTAGTTGGGTGATCAATTACAAAATTCTTTATTGATGCCTGAAGAACTTGGGTTCTTACAATTTTTGCTTCAATGAACTTACATTTCAATAAAACATCAATTCTAACGAAGTTCTGAAATCTTGAATATAATCTAACCCAAAGAGAATATAAAGCAGATGGTGCATCAGAGTTATTAAGTCTTCCTATAAGAACAGTAGCACGGGGAACTTTGTGGTCACTTGATTTACCAACTTGCATAGGTCCTTCAACATAAGCAGACCCCCTTATCTTAGAATCTCCCACTCCCAACGCAACTGGTTTTCCTGCTCCACATACAAATTGTCCACCTACGGCATTATCATCCATCAAAAAAGCCATTTATTTCTCCTATTTTACTTTAGTTTGAGATCTATATACATCCTTTCCACCAACTTTAGAATCTCTATTTGCAACAGCATCTGTCACACCCTGAATCACTGAACTATATATCTTCATAGTAGAATTTGCTGTTATTTGTGCCTGACCAGTGGTGACTAGTTTATATGAAGAAGTTCCGTCAATTGTTATATTATTTGCTTTAAGATTGAGATTCCCCCCCTCCGCTTTAATTTGTATATTTCCTCTAGTATTGTCTGGACCTTTTGCAATTAAATCAATGTCAAGTCCTTCAATACGAACTCTACCATTTTCAGCCCTAATAATTATATCTCCATTGATGGAAGTAAGAACCAAAGCATTTTCATCTCCACTTTTATCATCACCACATTGAATTTGAAAAACTCCTGGGGCAAACATAGTAGTCCCACCTTTTCTGGGGCCATCCTTATCCATCATTATAGAGTGTCTTCCATCAGAAGCCTGAAGTAAAACATCCGCAACAACGTCTGCTTGCTTATGAATATGACCGAAACTTATAGATCCATGATCATTTCCATAACGAACTGTAGTATAAGTCTTCTTTGATCTATTATTATCAGGCAATGCTCCAGTAGCATATGCCTCGCTTCTAGGAGATCCTACCCGTGTATTTTTTATATTTTGAGGTGTCGCCATATATCATTTATAAATTATACTACTATTTACCATCACAATTCTGTTGTCGTTCCAAAAGTTCTTGGAATATTTAATCTTGGATCATTAGAAGAAACATCAGTTCCAGATACTTCAATGGCACTTGGAGGAGTAACTATATTAGCAGTTATACTTTCCTGCAGAGTATCATAAACTATAATTTGAGTTCCAGTTGTCTTATAATAACCAGCATATCTAACTCCATTATCATAATAAACTGCCCCATAATATGCACGACCATCAACATATCCAGTCTGCTTAAGTCCAACTAAGTCAGTCACCTGGATTAATTTATCTTCAGGAACTTCTATAGGATCTCTTACAACTCTAAAGACTGGAATGAAAGATGCATTAACTCCGGTAGGTTGCGTAGGAGACTGCATAAAAATATTTGGGTATGAAGTAAAACCTCTCCCAGGTTCATCTACAACAACATCCAAGATCCTACCAAAAGAATCACAAATATACGATAGTTTAGCTCCATTATCTGGAACTATTTTTATTTCATCAACTCCACAGTTATAATTAATTCCAGGATCGGTTACGACAACATCAGTCAATTCAAGGGTTACTGGATATGTTTGTCCTGTAGGGTCTGGTGGCAAATATCCATTTCCAGGATCTTCAACTATTACTTCATCAACAACTCCCCTACCACCAATTTCCTTAGGGCAAGGGGGAGATATAAGAACAGCAGAAACTCCAATTGGATTTGATCTGGCCCAAGAAGCAGCATTTGGATTAAGAGTATTAATGTCTTTAGTAATATGTACAGCAGCTCCCATTGGATTATTCTTAAATATAAAAGAATTTTTATTATCCAAAGGTTGTTGAACATTTTCAAGTTCAACACTAACAGTATGTTTTCCTTGGGTTACATTTGCGATATATTGAATAGGATTTCCAGAGAAGTCAGTAGATGTTGCAATTTGTTGACCATCTATTTTCAAAGTCCCCGTATTGTCTGCTTGAAAATTTATTTTATATGTACCACTTTCTGGAAAATCAACATTACTCCAAGTTAAAGTATATTTTCCTATCACCGGATTTTCTGGTTGTGATATATTAACAAAAACTTTTGGAGAAACAGAGTAATTATTCATAAAATTATCACTCCAAAATCTATCCTGATGGGCAAATAATGGAGGTCCAGAATAACTAACCCCACCAATGTTTGCAACTGAAGTCAAATTTTGAGTCCCAACTTTAAAAGTAAGGTCATATGTACTTCTACCACTATTTTTTGCATTTCTTTTATTAGAAGGGACAAATGTACCAGACTCTACAGTAATTTGCATATCATCATTATCATTGTCAGATGCAATCCGGTCTCCAAAAATACGATTAGACTCTTGGAGACCACCTTCTTTATTTTTTTTACCATTTGAAATAACACCTTGCTCTACAGTCCCAAGAGAAGAAGTAGCAACAACTGTATAATTAGTATTTGCTTTTACTTTAATTGTTTCAGTTCTATAAGTTCCAGAAGAATATGCACCATTAATAGTAAATGTACTAGACTTATCTTCCGAAGTAAATGAAAATTTCATTTTATTACTATTTCTACCCTCACCATAAACTCTAAAAACAACATCAACAAATTCAGATTGTGTTGGAGATCTCCAATCTTGAGTACTGAATATTTTTTTATCAACTGTACTAAAAACATCTTGAGGAAAATTTAAAACTTCAACAGTAATCGTATGAGGTCCTTCCGTAATAAAAACTTTACTAATTGTAGGATTATTTACAGAGAATCCATTTAATGATGTCACTAAAATCCCATCTACATAAACTCTTCCAGAATTATCTGCGGTTCCTTTTAATGCATAAAACCCGTCATATGGAATATTTACATTCCAAGTATTAGAGAAAGTTATTCCAGATTGATCGCTCCCAGGATCACTTGAAGGTGGGACTGGAGAAACCGCATACCTGTTCATAAACTTACTCCAGGTATTTGGAACTTCATATTTAACAGGATACCAACTTGCAGTTGCTCCAGAAAATCTTGTAGACCATATTGGATTAGAAGGACATCTACCAGTCTGTTTTTTTATTGGTTCTACTGGAATTGGTGGATCAGGAGCATCTATAGACATAGAAATTCCCATCGGATTTGTATTCCAAGATGCTGAAGATACTACATTTCCAACAGTTATTGATGAATCTTTAGAACTAATTGGATTTATGCTAAAAATTTCAAATTTAATATTTGCATCATTTCCATCCAAATCATATAAGTCTAATCTTTTTGAACCCGTTATTTTTTGAGTAGAACTACTACCTATAATCTGTATCGGTCCATATAATCTACCACCAGTGAAACTTACATTTTTCGTTATTGTTTCTTCTTTTAGATAAGAAATAAATGAAGAAGTAAAAGTGTCTATCTGAGATAGTTTAGTTCTCTTAAAAGAAACATTTCCCGAATCTGTAGGCAAAATTATTTCAGAAGCAGCAATATCAGCAATATATGGATTATCATTAACCTCCATTTTAATCTTTGCTTTAACTTCACCGGTACCAGATACTTCAACATAATATTGGTTATTTTTCTGAACAAACTTTATTCCTGGTATTTGATATGAAGTTGGTGTGGATGCTGGGGAATTTTGCGTTATCTGAATCCCATTTACCTTTAATACATTTTGTTCATTGACGACATCAGCAATACTTACCTGAATATTTTGATCAGTTCCATCAGCATCATACAACGCAATTTTACTATTACCTTTTACTTGCGGGTCTAGAACATTTAACGATGCTCCAACAATTTTAATAGGTCCATAAGTTTTTCCTCCAGCAAATCTAGCAGTTTTTCTTATATTTTCTTCAGTTTTTATTAATAAATCAGATCCACTTGAGGATCCTTCTCTAGTAAATTTAATATTACCTTCCTCTGAAGGAATTATAATTTCCTTTGCAGCAACACCTGCAATTGTAGGAGAATCTTTTATATCAACTAAAATAGTTACCTTTCCGGTGCCAGTTCCTTCAACTTCTATAAAAAAATCTTTTCCTTTTTTTACAAATTTAGGACTTATTTTTGATACTTGAGTGCTACTTGGAGAAGTAGAAGAACTAGATGTTTGTGGGACAGGAATATTTAATAAATCAACTCTAATTACGTGAAAACCTTCTGTGATATTTATAGAAAAAGATGTTACTGGACTATTAAATCCGTTTAAATTATCTACAAGTAAAGAATCGTCAAGATAAACTTTTGCTATATTATCACAAAGTCCATTAAAAGTATATTGCCCATCATATGGAAATTCTTCTATCCATTCAAAAGTAAAGACTCTTCCAGAATAATCACTTCCAGGAAAATCTGAAGATGGTACTGGAGAAATCGCATACTTATTCATAAACTCATTCCAAGAGGGATGAGTCACATCATAAGAATCATAAGATTCATCTAAAGAAGTTATTTTAGACGGTTTGCTTTTTCTAGTAGTCCAAAAAGGTTTCTCTATAAGAACTTTCTGATACTTTTTAATCTCATCTGCAATTGGATCATTTTCATTATCAAAATCATAATTATCTGCATTCCATTCGCCTAAAATTTCTCCATCAGGTCCCCATTCAACTACACCATCACCCTCTTCTTCTTCTATTACATATTCTTCAAAATCTTCTTCATCCTCATAAGTTTCTAAAATAGTAGCGGTTTCTCCTAATGAAGATCTTAATACTGCACCACTTCCAAATTGACAAAAATCTTCTGCAGAAACTTTAGGTGGAAATTTATATCCGAATCCTCCAGAAATTATATCAACCGCAAGTAATGATCCATCTGCGCCTATAATAGGATTTGCTGAGGCCCCTACTCCACCACCTCCAAAAAAATTAATAACAGGAGGTCCGCATTTTTGTGGTTTATTATCACACTTATTATTAGAAATTAAATCAGAATAAGTTAAAGAATTTACTTCTGTAATTGTTAAAAATCTTAGATTATTATCACCATCAAAGAAAATAAAAACAGTTCCTGGATTTACTTGCGCGTATTTATTTGCATCATTAATAGAAACATTATCAATATATCCTAAAGTAGGATCAACGTATCCTACAGTTATGGCAGATCTTGGTGTTGGTCCTAATAAACTGCTTTGTCTTGCCATATAATATTGATCTTGTTATTTTTTCTTTCTTTTATTAAAAGTATTTAGTATGACTATCCAATGTTTGAATTTGCTCCAACAGTAAATCCAGATACAGTTTGTTTAGAAGGTTGTGCAAAAGGAATTTCTTTCTTAGAAACTTCCGAATTTTGATTTATATTTTTAGACACATTATCTAAAACTGGCTGATCGATAGATTTAGATGCTCCTCCACCATTCTGGAAAGTGTGATAATCATTGATTGGGCAAGATTCCTCCTCATCACAACTAAAGAATTGCAGTACAGAATTTACAAATCCCAAAGCACTTGTCATATTTCCAGTTATTCCATCGAGTAAAGATGAAGACTGATTTAATATTGTTGCAACATTGGTTAAAGGCTGACTTACGCCCCCAGTTGCAGAATCAATCTGTCCAAAAATAAAACTAGAAGTCTGTCCAGCAAGAGAATCAATTTTACCAGAAACATATGCAGAAGAATCAGAATATAACAATGAATTCAAAGGAAAAGAATTAGAATCTCCAGAAGCACTTCCCCCAAGTTCAACATAAGAACCCAAAGATTCTGAAACTAAATTTCCAATAGGAGATATTGCGGCATCCACTCCCTCAGTAATTTCTTGAATTACATTTCCCAATACATTTCCCGTAAGTTGCTCAACTGAACAAATTGGAACAACTGGAGCAGTTCCTTCTTCTGGTGCAACTTTTTTTAAATTGCCAGAATCATCTTTAAATAATTTACCCAAGAATGATCCTATCAAACCAACTAATTTTCCAACTATTTTATTAAAAAGACAAACAATTTTACTTGTGCTTTTATCCTTTAACTTTAAAACTTTATTTCTTTGATTTGGGAATATTTTATCAACTATTTTAGAAATTCTAGAATTCATTTCTTTAATCACATATGCTTTAACCTGCTCAAAGATACTTTTCATATAGGATGCAATTTTTGACGCAGCAGAATCTATTAATGATTTTAGTTTAGATTCATTTAGATTAGTAGATACTGCATCAATATAACTGTTTGCTGCTTGCTGAACCTTATTAATATCTTTTGTAAGATTCTCAATTACTATTTGTATATTTTTTAGATCTGTTTTTTGCTTCTTACAAGGACTAGAAAGAGGAACCTTTCTTAACATTTTTTCATTACGAATTACATCAGCTGCACTTAATTCGTGCGGATTATCTGGTTGTTCTCTAGTTGCACCAGGTTGAGAAGGAGAAGTTGAAGAATTTGATTCTTGGCATCTATTTTTAATTCCCTTTGCTACTTCAGATTGAATAAATGCCGCCCTATCCTCTTGTCTCAATAGACCGGAGTTTATTCTCGCTTCCGCTTCTATTATAGCTCTTTGTTGATCTTGAAATTGTGCTTTTGATAAAGGAAGATCTGATCTTAGACCATATTGATTTAACGCAACTCCAGATGGAGGGGGAGAACACTCCGCAGATTGCTCTGTTGATTTTGGTTTGTTTGTGACCAGTGCCTCTGCAGGTACTTTAATATTTAAATCTTTGTCTCCATTTGCAGGAGTTGCGAATCCACTAGTGGGACCAAAATTAGTTTTATCTGTACCAGTTTGTGTGCCCAATACGGTCTGAGCATTATTTCCAAGAACCCCCATTATAACAGGAACTTGTTGGTCTTGCCCGTCTAAAAAGAATCCAAAAACAAAATTACCCTGCCGAATATTTGGAGTTGCAGATGCTGCTGCCTGTCCTCCCCCAGCGGTGATTGGATACATCACTTGTGCCCAAGGAAGTTGATCGGAAGGAATTGTAGTCTCCTCCCGATCGTGCAATCCAATTATTCTAACTTTATATCTACGACCCCACCCAGGAACTTGATCTTTACTTTCAAATTTTCCAGGAATAATATTGTCTCTCCAAGTTGAATCATCAGCGATCTGTCCGATCCACCAATAAAAATGAGATCCTAGAAATCCAGGATTAAATAAAGACCCACCTTCCATTACTTATTAATCCTCATATATTCTACACTCAAGAGCATTTGGGTGAGAGTCGCAATACAATTCAAGTGAAGTTGGATCATAATCTTCGTCTGGGTGATTTACTTGATACTGCTCAAGTGCATTGAGTTCATCGCTCAAATGACGACGACGCTGACTACTAACATTAGAATCGTTTAATTCATCAATATCATCGTTAATATGTTGTTGAAGACTTTTGTTAGTCATAATGGTACTTTACCAGAAGTGTGATTGCCAACTCTACCAAAAGAATCTCTAACCAAATTTAATTTAGTATAAGTTTCTTTTGGGGAAATGTAGTGACATAAATCTGCTATAATATATAGACCACCATATTCCTTATTTACCTCTTCATCATTAATCGACAATTCTTTAGCATCTACAAAAACAACATCCCCAGCGTGCAAAGAAAAATCTCCAGGGATAGTAATAGTACTCTTTAAAGAAAATAATTGATTGTATCTCATTATAGATTGATTTAATATATTCTTATATTCAAAATTTTCTTCTTTGGATTTACTAAGTTGCTGTTGAGTGTTCCCAGAGGGTAATGTTCCTTTATCCAATAAGTAATAAGTTGTCCTAGAAAATTCTTTATTACTGCCAAGTCGGTTAAATTCTGGGTTTAAAGTTGGAAGTTCCTTTCCTCCTAGTTTTAAAGATTTTTCTTTTTCTTTTGCATTTGGAGTAATAACTTCATAATAACAACTAAAGGGATCAAATAAAACTGTGCGAGTTGAAAATGCTCCCATTTTTAATTTTTCTTGGACATCAACTCTATTATCTTTATAATAATCAAGTGCTTTAACATCATATCCAGAAGGAACATTATCTCCCCTAGAGTCTGGTGTTTGGTTGAATATAATAGACTTTTTCTTTTCTTGGCTTAATAAAGAATCTATAGACTTAAATTTAAATCCATCTGTAGTTTCAAAGAAAAAATATCCCGCAGTATTTCCAGTCGCTTCTGAAAAATTAGGGACTGCTTTTTTAGACAACCAATTTAAAGCATAATATGGTTTTCTATTATTTCCAATAAAATTATAGTTATTAGATGTATCTTCAATATCAACTTTTTTGCCCGTGGAAAGATATTTTTGGTCCGTTAAAATCTGCTTAATGTGTTCGGAAATTTTACCATCAAATCTTTCATTGAGTCTAATTTTTTCATTCATAATAAATTCTTTGGAAACTAATTCCAATTGAATCATAGATTTTGTAGTATCTTCTGAAATTGGAGAAACTTTATTCACATAAAGAACTAAGTCTAAAGTAACTTCATTATTATCAGTAAATTTCAAATATACTTTTTCCTGCCCAACAATAGGCGTTTTACTTTGATCCTTATTAGAAACTACATCTAGTCTCTGTATATAAGAAGATTCTGCGCTTTTAGTTGCTATGAAATTCGCCATTTGTTATTACCTCTTACTTATATTTAACCACCAACATAAAGAGAGTCAAATGGATCGGATTCACTTTCGTTAGAAGAAATCATCAAACCTCCCCCACCTTCATAAGCATCCCCACTTCCCGCAACAATTTGAGTATTAGGTACAATTACAATTTGCTCAGACCCAGATTCATACGAAGCAAAATTACTTAAAACATTTATAGCATCTTTATATTTTGCCTTATTAATAGCATCTAAGAAACCTGGAAAAGTTCCTTCAATTGCAGCAGTAGAATCTGCATCAATAACAAACTCTCTTCCCTTCTCAGCAATTTTTGCAATATGAGGGTATGACTTAGTAAATCCACCTTTATCATAACCATTCAATTTACTACTCATATGCATCAATACGGTTTTACCGGATCCAGGAACGGTTGCATAATTTCCACCACCACCAGGATCATTTTGAAAATTAGTAAGTCTAAAAGGAACCAAAGGGAATCCGGGCATATTAACATCAAATGCAGCTTTCCTGCCAGAATGAGTATGCATTGCTTGACCTTTTCTAATCAGATTAACATAGTAATCATTATTTTTATTTGCTAATATAGGAGTTCCGTCAGAAAGTTCTGGTTTTAACCCAGATCCTGCCATTTTTTTGATTAAAGGAACTCCATCCCTTACTAAAGTATCAACAGATCCATCAAAAGATTGAAAGTGTGCGTGAGACCAGTTAGGTTGAGACATATATGTTCTTCCAGTTAATCCAAATCTCCAATTCCCAGAACCAGAACCAACATCACTAGAATAAGATGTTTCTCCTTTTATATTAGCATTAACCTGCGCTGCACTTAATTTACCTGCCTTAAATTGTCCTATCATTGCCCCACCAGGTTCAAATCCAAAAGTATGCCCGTGCCTTGATTTTTCTGTCTCGTTTGCAAGATGATTATTTGCTTTTTCATAAGCATCTGCTCTAAAACTGTCTCTTGCTCCAACAAATTGTCTAGCAGATTGTTGTTTATTAGTATCTAATAAAGCGGCAGCAACTCTCTCAAGTTGTTCCTGTGTTTTACCGTGAGTTTTAGAAAACCTAATAGCATCTTGTTTTGTTTTTATTTTTGACCAAGCATCAGTACCACCATATTGTCTAACTGGTTGAAATTGACCAGGATTTAATATTGCTTTTTTGATAGTAGGGGCATTCCAAGCAGGATATTGTGTTCTATTATAAATCACTTGAGCAACATCTGCAGAACCTTGTGGATGAGAATTTTCAAACATTGCTGCTGTAGCAAGCAACCAAAAATCTTCACTATCACTAGAAACTTGAACTCCTCCACCTTCTCCCATATCTTCCGCACTTGGAGCAGTTTTTTCATCTCCTCCGGGTTTCCTAAGTCTCAAGTTTTCCTGTATTTCCCTCAGCGTTTTCTGAGAATTTGTCTCAGTAGATTCCTTAAATGCTTTTGCTACCCAATCACTAATATCACCACCTTGAGCAATGGCATCTAGTGTTTTAGGATCAACAAATCCACCCTCAGCAAAAGCAGCAAGACCACCCTTTAATTTCCCATCATCTATTCCTTTTGCAACCAACATATTAATTCCAAGACCAACATTTTTATAGTCTTCTTGTGTTGGTTTTTGCCCCAAAAGTATCTTAGAAGTAATTGCAAGTATTGGTCCAAAGTAATCACTATCTCCAAGATTCTTACCCGCGTTTTGAATCATTTTAAATGGATTAATTAATTCATTTGCTTTTTCCTGCATCATTTTAAAGGGATTTGGAAATAACCCAAATAATTTTTGCTCCCCACCAACATCAGAACCAGGAGAAGTTGCCTCAACATCACCAGGTTTTTTTGGTACTAATTTTCTTTTATATTTTGCTTTTCTTGTTAGTGTTCTTCTTACTCCACGCTGAGGTCTTCCAGATCTTGTTATTCCGCCGCCTGCTTTCTTAACAGTCTTTCCTTTCGCGGATGAAGACTTACCACCAAAAAGAAAATCATATAAGACACCACCAATAGCATCACCAGCAACACCCCCTAACAATCCCCCAATAAAGTTTCCAGCAACAGGCACAACGGTTCCTGCAGCAGCACCAACAGCACCAAGGAGTCCTGCACCAATTGCTCTAAATGCTGCTCTTCCAGGGTTCTCTCCAAGAGCAACAGACAAACCAAAATCAATCAGTGCTCCAACTACCGGAAGAGGAATCCTTTTTAAAAATGGTCTTACCGAAGAAAGAAGTGCTCTATTACCACCACGTCCAACTGTTACTTTAGGTCTTTGTCTAAAAGGATTTCTTACATCAGGTCTCCCTACTGTTCTACCACCACTTGTAGTAACCTTAGGTTTTCCGCCAGGTCTTACCGCAGTACCACGTCCCTTCCCACCACCAAATCCACCAGAACCAGCAACAGCCATTCCTGCGATAATAGCAAGATTTAAAAACTGATTTAATGAACTAGATAGTTGATCAAACTGTTTTGCGCCATCATCACCAAAAAGATTTTTTATAAATCCACGAGTAGCATCATAAGCCTTATATCCCCAATCAATAAAAGTTACAAGACCATCTAAAAGTTTTCCACCAACACCAAGAACAAAATCAGTTGCCTTACCCAAAAACTTTACAATAGGTATTATCTTTGGCAAATGATCTACTAGTCTGACTGCAAAATATCCAAGAATAATATTTCCAATAAAGTTCTTTACCCAATCCAAAAATCCCATTCTAGGCAGACTAGGCATTTTTATTTTGCCCTTTTCTGCGTTTGGTTTTGTTTCTAATTTTTCTTCTATTTTTTCACGTCTCTCAGAACTCTCTTTTTTCTTTTCTTCATTCAGTTTTTTCTTATCTGCTGCTAGAGTTCCTTTTAATATATCATCAATTTGAATTACTTTAACACGAACAATACCAAGATTTTCAACAGACTTATTAGTAAATCCTATAGATGAGGAACCTTTAATAATATTATTATTAACTTTTGATAGTGCTCCCCCTTTTGCGGAAGGCAAAAACTTTTGGGTATTAATCGCCATTTATCTTACCTCGCCAACCCTAAAGTATTTTGCTTTGATCTACTGCCTCTAGTAGAAGCACTGAAATTAGGTACATTTGAAGTTGATGGTTTGCTTCCACTTCCTCTTCTACCATTCATTCCACCTCCAGCAACTACAACTTTTGGTTTGGGTTTTGTTGGAGGTGATAAAGGTTTTCTCTTATTTAATTCTGACTGTCTCTTAGCAATAGTTGCTTGGGTTGCTCCCCTTGCTTTCAAGGAAGAAATAGATCCTTTTGATGCCTCATCATATTTCTTTCTTGCATTTGCAGCATCAATATTTTTATACGCACCGGGATTTATCATTCTTCCAAGTGATTCAAGTGGATTACTTGTTCCTGTTCCTGGTTGCGGTCCTCTTACATAAACTGTCTTACCACCTCTCATTGCTTTATATCCAACAAAAGGTCTTCCTTTATCATCAGTCATAATCTGAGTTTTAGGAGCATCTTTAAAGGACTGGTCTTTTAATCCATAACCACCCATAATTTTTCCACCTTGGAAAGTCTTTGCCCCTAAACCAGACAAAATAGTTTTTGCTTGCCTTGATAAAACTTCAGAACCAGTTTCTCCACCAAGTTTAATAACTTTCTGAAGAATTCCACCAAAACTTTTTTGGAATCTTTCTTCTTTATCAACAAGTTCTCTCAACTTTTCTATTCTATTTCTAAGTTTTTCTGGCGATTCTTTTCTTGCCTTTTCAATAGATGATGCAAGTCTCTTTGCTTCAACATAATCCAATCCACTTTGCACCAAATAACTTAACAATAATTCCACACCAAGAGACTTGAGATTTCCAAATCCACCAGGAACTTTCATATTAGTTTTTATTTGCGGAACAGAAAGTCCTCCAGTTATTCCAGTTCTAGCAAGTCCTCCACCAGTATAAGGAACAATAGCACTGGTTGCGGGGATAGGTGCTCTAACATTTTTCGCTGCTTTTGAAAAATAGTCTGCAGGAAGATTACTAAATTGACCTCTTAAAAAATAATCTGATTTAAGATTTGTGAATTGACCTCTCAAATTTGATTTTGGTGTGTTTAATCTTGGTAAGTTTTCTGCATATCTTGGAGCAGTTTTTGCATCCATATCAAATTTCTTCGCCAAGTCATCAAGTCCTGCTGCTGCTCTAGAACTTTGAGTAAATGATTGTGGATTATTAACTGCTTTTATTTTGTCTGCTGCAGATTGGCGAATAGCATCAAGCGCATCATCAGCACCGTGATGTCCCTGAAATATTCTTTCGTAAATATTTTCTCCACCGACCATTTTTGCAAAATCAGGCACTCCATTCAATTTCTTAAATGCTTTAAACAAATCTTCTTCTGTTCCAAATTGCCTAAAAACACGTGCAGCACGTCTAAGAGTATCAACATCAGGATTTGTTCCATAACTAGAAGCAAGAGGTATATCACCAATCATACCACCACCTTGGGCATAAGTGGTTCCGCTCATAATCTTAGGTTTGTTAGTTCCACCTCCAGCGGCATTCATTGCCTCCAAAGTATCAACACCATACTTAGCAACAGCACCCCGAGACATCACAAACTCGCCATCAGAAAGCATCGCAGGAACTTTATCTACACCCTTCTCACCACTTACAAACCCATTTACAAATCCACCACCATTAAACATTCCACCCAAACCACGCTGCAAAACTTGCTCTCTTTGCAGTTGTGTTGATCCTGGAGTTCCTTGTCCAGGTTTTACCCCTTCTCTTTTTTGTTCATTTTGTTGAGAAGCAGCATAAGCACCAACACCAGCAGCAGCTGCACCACCAACAACCAAAGAAGTAAGTGGATTTTTTGCAATGACTTTTAGAAGTTGAGGTATTGCAACTTTTCCTATTTGGAATATAAATCTGCCGACAGTCCCTGTTAAACCTCTAACCAACTTACCAAAACTTGTTCCAAATAAAATATAGGACCCAAGTAATGCAGGCCACCAATCTTTTACAAAACGAATAATAGATTTAACTTTACTTACATTCTTTTCATCACCCAACCATTCTACAAGTCTATATACGATTCTTCCAAGTATGACTGTGGTAAAGAATTGAAGTATTTTATCAAGTAAGGATTTTACTGGAGCAATAATTTTTTCTGCTAATTTCTTTAATCCTTCAAACCTTTTTTCTAATTTATTCTCTGCAAGATTTCTTTTCTCTTGTTCTGCTTTCCTTTTTTCATATGCAGATGCATCATCATCCACTTTCTTTTGCAGAGCAAGTGTATCTGCAATCGAAGACATATACTTAGCAATTGCAGAAATATCTTCTTCTATTCCTGCGCCAACTTTTTGAGAAACTCCAGTATATTTCTGCAATGCACTAGATGGGGATCTCACAAGAGCATTTCCGCGAGGTCCCTTCATTCCACCACCAGACGCTGGAGAAGGACCTTTCCCAGGAGAAGAAACTGCTGCTTTTGCTGCTTTTGTGGTTACGACTTTATCAACAAACTTTTCAAAACTTATCTTATTTTTTCTTCTAGAAAATCCTTCTTTTAATTGTTCTTTAGATAATTTTTGCCCACCGACAGTATTCTCCGTAAGGAGTTCATTTAGGTAATATTCATACCTATCCTTACCAAAAAAACTAGAAGCACTTATTGCTTTAGAAGTGGGCATTGCTCATCTGCTGTTTTTGTTTTAACTCTTCTTCTTCAAGGTGCTGTTGCAATAAACTAACGTAAATATCCCTTTCCCAAGGGATCATACCTTCAATTTCCCATAATGAATATTTATGGTATTGCATCAAAGAAAAATTAAGTTTGAAATAATTTTCAAGGTCCATATGGACCATACTCACGCGAAAAAAGATGCTAACCCTTCTAAAACAACTTCACTTTCAACTTCAGTAACTGGATTCTTAACTTTAATTTTATGAGAAAGTTTAGGCATTGTTTCAAAGAACTTTTCAATATCTTTGAACTGAGAAGAATTCATTGATTCCAAAAAGTCATTCATTTCTTTCTTGGTTACATCAGAAGTTGTCCAAGCTTCTTCTTCTGTAAAAATCTTATCAATACAAGATGCAATCAATTCAAAAGACTGATCCATTGCATTTTTATCACTGAAATCAAAATTGTTCTTAATAAATTGATCCAATGAAGGATATTTCATTTCCATCATAATAGAATCATCTAGTTTAATTCTATTTGTATGACTTTCATTTTTTTGAACTTTAATATCATCCAAATTAATTTTCACAGGAACTTGAGTTGTTTCATCGTCAGGGCAAATAATATTAACCTCAAGTTCCTCTCCAACAGATTTACCACGAATATTTAAAAACAAATATTCAATATCAAAAGTTGGAAGAGATTCTACCTTGATATTTTTAGTAAAAATACAATTCTTAATTACAGTTTTAATTGCAGTTGTAATTTGCTTTATATCTTCACTTTCTAAAGCAATCACAAGCAACTTTTCTTCTTTGACCAAGAAAGGTCTATATTGAATTTTTTGATCCGTAGAAGGCAACTCAAGTTCATAGGTAGGCGCAGAAATCTTAGGTAAAGGCATAATATCCTATAAAATTTTCAGGTGTGATTATTTATGGTGCTAGAGGACCAATGTTCCTACCAACATAAGGAAGACCCGATTCAACAAAACGCGAATTTGCATTCACTGCACTAATAATCTCATCACCTTCAAAAGATTGGATAGAATTGCCAGAAGAAAGTGCATTTTGAATACTTACTCCTCCAGTCGTATCTACACCAAACTCAGGATTTACGAATGTCTGATAAGCATTAAGATTAAATCCTGCTTGTTCTAATGGATTATTCAATGATGCTTGTGGATTTTCACTATTTGTTGGAGGAGGAGATCCATTAAGATCCTCAACAAAGTATCTGGTGTAAGAAAATGACACAGTACATTTAAGTAACGAAGAAGAGTCATAAGAAATAGGCATAGAAGATATACTAATCGGATATGCCTTCAAAAAAGTATAAGTAAGTTTTGTGGTATAGTCCTTTTCAAATTTAACAATACTAAGATTTTGAGTTTGATATTCTTCTGGATATCTTACTGTATAAAAATAATTCGGAGATTTAAGACCCAACGGTGTATTATTTGGACCACCAGAAATACTTTCATTTGAAATGAACTTAAGCCAAGTTTCAAAAAATCTAATTACAGTATATCTTGTATCGACATAAAAGGTTAAATCTATTCTATCGTCATATATTCTACGATATGCGTGCCTTTCAGTTACGCCAGTATAATCATTATTGATTTCAATGGTTGCTAGAGAGGATCCAGGTAAAGTTGCTTCACAGCAAGCAAGTTGTAAATCATTTTGAATCCCAGAAAAGATTATCCCATTCGTATTCATCATCGAAGAAACAGGATCTGGAATCGAAAGAAAAAGTTCATAATGAGAAGTTGTTGCTGGCTGCAATAATGAACTTTTTATATCAGATATTTTTCTAGGTTTTGGCGTAGAAATGGCCATCTATAAATACTTTTTGATCGTATATATTATGTAGTAGGGATAATGGGAGAAAGTATTAAGAGTAAGTACAAACCATCATACCCAGACAAATACAAAGGAGACTCTTCCAATATAATCTGTAGAAGTAATTGGGAAAGAAAATTTTGTTATTGGTGTGATCATAATCCAAGTATAATTTCTTGGGCATCGGAAGAATTCTGTGTTCCTTACGTATCGCCTGTTGATGGCAAAGTCCATAGATATTTCCCAGATTATTTAATTAAAATCAAAGAAACATCGGGTGAAATTAAAAATTATGTGATTGAAGTAAAACCAAAGAAACAAACTCTTCCGCCAAAACAAAGATCCAGAGTTACAAAATCATATCTACACGAATGTAGAACTTATGCAGTAAATCAAGCAAAGTGGAATGCGGTTAAAGAATGGTGTGCAGATAGACTATTAGAATTTAAAATAATCACAGAAGAAGAGTTATTCTAATGGCAGAAGGTTTTGGTCAATATCTCAATTTACCTCCAAGAATGAGGGAACTGAAAAAAAGAATTCAACGAGAAAGAGCTACTGATTCCGAAGACTTGATGATAATTATCATAGATGAATTAAAAGAAGAAGCATTATACCCAGAAGTAGGAAAATTTTATACCTTTATCTACAATGCCAAAACTCCAGGTCTTAAGTACGATCAGCATCCACTAATTGCCTGCACATCAATAGAACCGTGGGGATTTAGAGGAATTAATTTTCATTGGAGAAAATACCGACAATACACTTGGCAAGAAGTTGCAGGAAAACTTCACGTAGTAAGGTATGAAGAACTTGACGAAATGCTTACTATACCTTATGCAAAATTCCTACTAAATAAATAAGAAACTCCCATTATAAATGTCTCATACTCTACAAAAAATTGAGATGCTTATTCCTACTAGAGGTGGGAGGAACTTTTAATGGCAACAACAAAATTAATAGAAAGCAAACCTACAATTACAAAAGTTGGATCTCAAGGAACTCCTCTAGAATATTATGTTCAGACGCAGTATCAAGTAGATAATAATGGAAAACTAATTCCAGGGACTCAAAAATCATATATTGCTTACAATAATTCTACAACCTTTGTAAAAAACTGGGTCCAAGCAGCGGAAACTTCTAATGGAGGAGCAAGCTGGACCTTTAAGAATGGAATAGATGAGAAACCAATTTTTGGAGCAGATGCTCAAAAATCTTTAAAAGATGGTGCTTTAAAAACAGATACTCAGAACGCAATTAAATCCTCCGCAAAGAGTGCGCCACAGCCACTATCTAACCAAGACCAAGCACAATTGGCAGTAAGTGCAAAAAATCAAGCATCAGAAACGGTAACTACAGAAGAAGCGCAAGCATCTCTATCAGATATAACCTCAAAAGAAACCGAAGCTTTATCAAGGTCTTCTTTTCCAAAAAATTTAACATATCCTGCAGATCTTCAAATTGCTCAACAGGACGTAATACAATTTAATATGGTGAAATATTCACCAAGAAAATTTAAAAGTGGAGAAGGAACGATAAACCCAATTCAAGAAAGAAGAGAAATTACAGATGAATTAATCATAGGAAGAGTATATTTACCAATACCAGGTGGAATTTCAGACACTAACGCAGTGACTTGGGGAAGTGATGATATGAATCCCATACAATCAATGCTTGCAAACATTGCTATGTCAGCAATTGGTGGTGGAGGAGAAGCAGGTGCTAATACCACTGAAGGAACAGTTGGAGATATTGGAAATAACTCCGCAGATGCAAAAGAATGGGTAAAGAGTTATTTTGCACAAGCAGCAACTGGGACAACGAATTTATTATCAAGAACCCAAGGTGCAATAACAAATCCAAATATGGAGTTACTGTTCTCAGGTCCAACACTAAGACCTTTCACATTTAACTTCAAACTATCTGCAAGAGGTACTAAAGATAGAGATGAAATTCGTCAGATTATAAGATTCTTCAAACAAGGAATGGCGGTCCAGAGAACACAATCCCAACTCTTCCTAAAAGCACCTCATACATTCAAAATAAGATATTTGCATAAAGAAAAAGATCATCCATATATTAATCTAATTAAAGAGTGTGCCTTGCAATCATTTACCGTAAATTATACTCCAGAAGGAAATTATATGACCTTTGCAGATGGTCTAATGACTTCCTATGAAATATCAATGCAATTCCAAGAACTCGAACCAATCTTTAATGATGATTATAGAAACCTTGATGGAAAATCAATAGATACAAATATAGGTTACTAAAATGGCAAACGAATATTTTAGAAAAGTTCCAGATTTTGAATATGTAAATAGACTTCCAAATTCTAAGATTGGAGACTATATTCAAGTCAAAAATTTTTTTAAGAGGGGAAAAATTAGACCTGATATTTTTCAAAATCTAATGTTCTTTGAAAAATATAAGATAGTTGGTGACGACAGACCAGACAATGTAGCATATGAATTTTATGGAGATTCCAATTTAGATTGGATTGTTTTAATTTCCAATAATATTCTTAGCATACAAACCGAATGGCCCTTAACCCAAACTTCATTTGACACCTACTTGTTTGAAAAATATAAAGTTGTTGGGGATACAGAGACAGATACTTATAATCGAATTTATAATGGGATACATCATTATGAAACAACTAGGGCAACCAATTCTTCTGGTGCAATTTTAGTAAGAGAGGGATTGATGGTAGATGAAAATTATTCCCTTACATACTATGACGAACTAATTTCAGCATATTCAACCATATATCCAGTCACTCCGATTACAAATTATGAGTATGAAGAAAAAATCGAAGATAATAAAAGAAGTATATTCTTACTTAAAGCAAGATATTTAAATGTTATTATTGATGATATGGACGATATTATGAAATACAAAAAAGGTTCCGGTCAATTTAAAACCGAAACCTTAAAAACTGCTGATAATATTAGACTTTATTCCTAATCAATCATTTGCGAGACGAGAAAAATATGCAAGAGCATCATCTTCATCGTCATCATCTGAAGTGACTTTAGGAAGAGAAGAAGACTTAGAACGAGTATAAGACTCTTCAAGTTCTTCCACTACACGACTTTGGACTGTTGGAGTTTGAACCAAGTCTTCCAGATCGTCTTCTTGTTCAATTACTGCACGGGAACGGGTAGGAGATGAACTCTTAACACCAAGAACCATATTCATACGACGTTCAAGATCTTCATAAGACTTAAACTGATCTGGAGCAGTAATTGCAGTTAGAGAATACTCTTTCTTCCAGATAGATTCAAGAGCATCATCATCATCCAGGAGTGGTGCAACGCGGTCAAATTCAGACTTATCGTAATTCCAATACCCATCTTTCTTTACGATTTTGAGTTTGAAATTAGCACCTGCCCAGAAGTCAAAAGGATTGATGGGTTCTTCGTCCTCAAACTCAGGTTGCATTGCTTCCATAATCTTATCAAAGATTTTCTTACCATACTTGAAAAGAAAAACCTTTCCTTCATTTTGAGGATTTGCAGGATCCTTTACAACGTAAATATTGCTATAATAGTTAAGCTTACGTTTTTGCTTACGAACAATTTCTTTATTGGTTTCAGAACCAGTATTCCAAAGTTCGCGGTTATGTTCCCCAAGAGGATCTTTTTGCCCGATAGTGGTCAAAGAGTTTTCAATATACCATCCACCAGGACCTTGGAAAGCGTGCGAGTACATCTTTGCCCAAGGAAGTTCTTCACCATCGGGTGCAGGAAGGAAACGAATTACCGCAGATCCTACTCCGTCCTTTCCCATTTCGGGTTTCCATAGACGTTCATCAGCACCACCCACACCAGGAGTGCTCATTTTTTCAACTTCCTTCACAAGTTTCTGTGTCAGAGATCCAAGAGAAGATTGCTTTTTAAGAGATTCAAATGACATTTGATTACCTTTGTTAATTGTATTTGGCCTTTGTAACTTTGCTTAAGGGATCGTTCAGCCCACTTTATTCTACAGGTCTGACCCCGTTTTGTCAATCTGCTCTTTCATCATATCCAGCATTTTTGACATATTGTTGAGAATGATATTCATATCCGTTCCAGAGGGCATCCCCATCATAATCGCAGAATTTACAATTCTTTCTTTCATTTCTTTTGCCTCTGGATCATCTGACAAACTCATTCTTGTATAAAGAACTTTTTGCTTATCTAGAAGAGTTTCAAGAACTTCAACATGCTCAAGTTTTTCTTGTTTAGACATCGTTGGAAATTTAAAAATATTTCCGTAAATTTGTTCTTGAAGTTCAGCAATTTCAGTCATCTCTGCACGGACAACTTCAGATCTAAAAAAACTCATTGATCCTCCAAAATAAGATCTTTCAAAATTTTACGATAGCGAAAGATGTCAGTATTTATAAATGGTGTGTACTTTCTAACTTTACGACTAACGGTTTCCCATACAGGATCTTTAAGTTTTTTGTCAAAATTCTTTGAGTATAAAAAGATCTTATCGAAAAGCACCATTGTTTCCAATGATATTTTTCCACTTAGAAAATTTTTAAGTAGAACTGGATGTCCTTTTGAACACTTAAAGACATCTTCAAATTTATTTTCTTCGAATAAAGATTGACTTTCTTCTTTAAAAATATAGGAAAGTGATTGAATTTTTTTCTGCCAATCTTTATATCTATCTTCACCTTCCTTTATCATTTCACCAATCCAAAGTGTTTCTGGATCAGAGCATGATACAAAATTAGCAACAAAAAAATCAACTATTTCTTTATCTGATTTTTGCCTTGCAATCTTTTCAAACCAAAATCGATCTTTCCGTTTGTAGAAAGATTGTACCGTTGCTCTACTTTTTCCACAGTACTTATGATAGTCATAACTATCTTTTGTAAAGTGATTTTTTAGAGCAAGGTACTCACGATAGGCATCGAATGGCATCATTCAAAAAAGTAATATAGGGATTTTTTTGCCGGAATTTTTTTCGACCAAAAATGGATTAAAAAACCAATTTTGCACGGGAAGTTTTTTTAAGAAAATTAAGTTCCATTGCTTCGTATTTAATTTTTTCCTTCAAAGGTTTAGAGATAAGTTTTGGAACTGATTCCAAATCAATATTATTATGTTCACAAAAATGAATAATAGCATCAATATAATTCATTTCTATATTAACGTGAACAAGATTTTCAATTTCTTGTGCAAACCTCGATGGGCAGAAAAACTTACTTTCTAGTGCTTTCTCTAACTCATTCTCCATTTGACCCAGTATTGTGATGTACAAATTCTTTAATGTATCGAACTAGAAGTTTAATATAGTCCCCTTTATTTCTTTTGTCAAACACTTTAACTTCCCCACCAGGAGTAACCATTAGCGTGATAAGTTTTTTAACCACTTGTCCTGTAAGTTCATAATATGCGGCAGCATAAAATGTTTCTTGGACGAAGTAATTCTCAATCCATTTTTCCGGTTTGATTTTATCTGATGTTTTAAAGTCTATTACAGCCAACTCGCCTTCATATTCCGCAATGCAATCGACTCTTCCAGCAAGTCCAAGATATTCTGAATAAAGTGTTCTTTCAATTGCATGAATATTATTTATCTTATCAAGATAAGGTTTTGCATGATGAAACATATGTTTTGTCAGGAGATGATAATCATCCCAAACAAGTTCTTTATTTTCCAAATAATCCTGACAGACTTGGTGAAAATCAGTTCCTCTTGCGGTTGCTTTCTTTGTAATACGATTTGCTTCTTCAAGTCCTACACGTTTTCTCCAGTCAATAAAGATTTGACGATTGTAAAAAGAAGTGACTGAAGTGATAGAAGGCACCCAATCTCCACTTGGTAGATTATAGAGACGGATGCTCTCTGTTGTTTTGCATTCTAGTTCAATATCACCTAAAAAATTATGATGAATAAATGTCATACACCGACTTCCATTTTAGCAAGAATATATTCCTTCACAAATCCGGAACGAACAATATCATCAACACCAAATTCAATAATATCAATTGAGGGCATGATACGAAGAACCTTCATAAAATCAACGATTCCATTCTTTTCATTGGTCTTAACGAGGTCAGATTGAGTAGCATCACCACAGAACATGATTTTACTATTCTCTCCTACACGAGTAATGATACTATCAAGTTCATGATAGTTCAGGTTTTGGAATTCATCTACGATAATGATTGAGTTGTCCAGAGTAGTTCCACGAATAAAAGAAGTACTCCAAAAACTAATTGTACCTTGAGTTTTGAGGTTTCCATAGAGCATTTCAAAAGATGCATCATCTGGCATTTGGAACATATACTTTACCATATTCTTATAAGGAATTTGATAAAGAGATGACTTATCTTCGTGGTCTCCAGGAAGAAAACCAATTTCACGAGTAGCAACAAGAGACCTTACAATATAGATTTTTTCGTAAGGACTTCTTTCATCTAAAACATCTTGAAGAGCATTATAAAGAGTGATGAAAGTTTTACCTGTTCCAGCACATCCATAAGCAACGACATGTTGATTTTTTTCATATGATTTATACAAAAGTTTTTGATTGTCTGTGAGAGGTTCAATCTCTCTCATCAACTCAGAACCAATTGGTTTTTTACGCTTCATTTGTTTAGCGGTCATACCAACGCCAATTGGTTGATCATCTGTCCTTCTTCTTCTTGCCATTTAGATTTTTGTAAATGATTTGTTATTTTTAATACATGTTCAGCGAATGAAGATACATCCATATCACTTTTCATATAGTTGCATTTAGTGCAACAAGGAACACAATTTTGTTTTTCATATCCCTTTGTATTATCTATTCTATCAATTCCATTATAAGGAACAGGAACTCCTACATGTTTTCCCCTACCTCTGTTAGGTTGTTTTAATTCTGGTTCTGATCCACAATAATAGCAATTTTGTTTAATAATTTCAAGATGTTCTTCTTTTGATAGATCAAAATCTATATTTCTGGATTTAGCCCCAGATTGATACTGTTCATAAATGTACCTATAAACGCTTTCAGGTTTTCTTCTTTTTTGAGAGTTTAGATTATTTCTATAAGTGTGCTTGCATCCACAACTTTTTGCTCTGTCTAATTCATTTTTACATAAGAAACTTTCATACATAAAAATTTTTTCATTTCCACAAACACATCTACATAAAAGTTTTTTTCTTTTTCTGCCGTTGGAATAAGTTTCAAAAAAAGGAGGAGAAATAACTTCAAGATAATAAAATTTATCTCCCACTTTTATTTCTGGATGCTTTATAAAAGTTCTAGACATAAACCTGGTTGGAATAGCATAAACTTATTTATATTATATCCAGGTTATACAGGTTTAACTCTTGATTTTGGGACTTTGCTTACACGACCTAGGACATCATTCCATCCTGGATGAGACTTTTTCAGTCTATCATAGACCTCACCAATTTCACCAGATGCAGGACAGGTACTTGGGTCTGACCAATCTCTTTCCCACTCTGGATTGTCTTTTTTCCATTGATCCCATTCATGAACACTAAGAACTATTTCTTTTTGTTCACCCGTGGATTTATTAACGACGGGGTACGTAGCCAAATTCATTCCTCCATAGTGTGTAAGGATATTTAGTCAATGATAATAGAAGGAGCGTCATCACACTCAATACAATCTATACACTCTTGAATATCCGGATTATCTTTTAAGTATTTTTGAAGATCATCTTCAGTAAGAATAACTTTAAAGATGTGTCCTGTTAGATGATCTTTTAAACACCAACTCTTCATAAAACCTCAGGGAGAAAGTCTTGCTCTATGTAGTCGCTTCTCCTCATAATACTTCCACACATTTGGAGACCATCTCTCAAGGTGAGGAGCAATCTGCTCACACAATGATTGAATCTCTAGTTGTGCGTCCATCTTTGCTCGCAAATCCATAAAGTGAAGAACAGAGCGTAGGTTAAAAGAAACCACAAAGTTCTGACGAATTGCTTGTGCAAGATAATCCCTAATGTGTTCTTCACACATTCCCTTTTCATATTTTGCGGCATAACGCTTACAACCTTCTAGAATCCAACCAAGTTCGTCTTGGTAATCTTCTTGGGTCCAATCATACTTCTTACCATAACGATTGGTATAGAAACCAGGAGGACGAACAAAGAATACATCTTCTGGTTTGAGTTCCCCACTTGCAACTTTAATGACTCTCTTTCCAGTA